GGATACAGTTATGGATGTATTACAGCATTGCAATATGCGCAGCAAAATAAAATTAGTAAACTGATTCTACTAGATCCTTTCTCGCCTGGAACTAAAATTCCAAAAAAAGAGCTAGACGATAAGGTAGAGTTTCGTAGAGATTCTGTAGCTGAAGTGATAGAGCAAACTTCTATGAATAAAACTATGAAGCATGCGTATCTCCAAAGTTTAGATGAAGTGTTTTATGCACCAAAATATCCAATACAAACATCACAAAAATTTCGTTCAGCTTACACAAACGAATTTTTTCTTTCTTCTTTAAAATGCGATGAAGTTCTTGTAATCTTTACTGGAACTCCCAGTGACCAAATTAAAAGAGCATATCGTAAATTTAATACACAAATTTACTCAGAAGCATCTCACTGGATTCTACTGGAAGAGGGAAGAAAAGACCTTTGCAAGACAGTATCTGCTCTGTTAAAATAATGCTTTACAATAATTCAAAAGTAGGGTATAATAGTTATAGAAAGTGAGGAAATATTCCTATGGTAATGAATACAGCGAAACGTAAAGAACTTATTGCAAAAGTTAATGGTAGTGAACCTGAGTTGAACTCATCGAGGTATAACAGCAGTTTTCTCGAGATACTCAACTACTACAATTATAACAATGATGACAAAGATAAGAAGAAATGGCTTATCAATCATGTCGCAAAGACAAACAAAAAAATAGCAGCACAACTTCTGAAGATTGACGAAAAACATTTTCGTTATGCTGGTATACTCGCACGTATCGCCGATCGTGGTGGTGACCTATCGGAAAATCATCAACTATTTCTTGAGAATCGCATCAAAGAATTGACTGCGATGAAAGAAGTCAAGAAAGAAGTTATCAAGAAAGAAGAAACCCCAACAAATGTAATTTCCATTCAAGATAGAATGGATGAGAAAGCACACGATCTTGCTGGTGAGATCGAAGGTGCCATCGATGACTTTGTGTTGGCTGGTTGTAAGTCTGACTTCTCAGCTAAAAATTATCTACTGGCACAACAAGTAGCAGCACCGATCGCTAAACGTATCGGTGAATTGTTTGTTCCTTTGGCTGATGAATTGCGTGAAGCAATCGCTGGTGAAGATGAACAACTTGTAGAGGGTTACTCAAACTTCACTAAACGTGAACTAAAGAAATTCTTGGAGTTCGTGGATAACATCGTTGCTGACTGTAATCAGATGGTTCAGACTGCTAAGGCTAATCGTGCTCCACGTAAGCGTAAGGAAGTACCAGCTGGTAAGCAGGTTGCCAAGATGAAATATCTCAAAGAGTTTGCAGAACTAAACCTAAAGTCTGTGAACCCTGCAAGTATCATTGGCTCAACAGAAGTATGGTACTACAACACCAAATACAAACATCTCGGTGTATACAAAGGTGAGAATGGTGGCACTCTATCAGTTAAGGGAACTACCATTATCGGTTTCGATATTAAAGAATCAAAGCGTATGACTCTGCGCAAACCTGAAGAATTCTTCAAAGGGTTATCGTTGGGTAAACGTGCATTGAACAGTGCAATCAAAACATTGAAGACTAAACCAGCTGTACCGAATGGTCGTTTCAATGAAGAAACTATTTTACTTGGAGCATTTTAATGATTTTAGTTGATTACTCTCAGGTAGCTCTGAGTAACATTCTATCGTTTCAACGTGAGTTGAAAGGTAGCGAGTCGGAAATTAAAAACCTGATTCGTCACGTAACACTCTCAACACTCAAGTCATACAAAAAGAAATATGGCAAAGAGTATGGGGAGTTGGTTATCTGTTGCGATGGACGTAAGTATTGGCGTAGGGAGTTCTTCCCTAACTACAAGTGCAATCGTAAGAAAGCACGTGATAACAGCGATCTTGATTGGACTCTAATCTTTGATACGCTGTCGCAAATTCGTGATGAGATTGCACAGAACTTTCCGTATAAAGTTTTACATCTGGAACGTGCAGAAGCTGACGATATTATCGCAGTAATGGCTAAGTGGTGTCAGACTAATGCATTGGTTCAGCAAGGACTAGTAGAAGAACCACAGAAGATTTTAGTTGTATCTTCAGATGGCGACTTCATTCAGTTGCAAAAGTATGATAATGTAACTCAGTGGTCACCTATTCAGAAGAAATATGTCAAAGCAACTAAGAAAGAGTTGCATGAGAAAACTATTACTCACATTGTTAAAGCAGGTGATGATGGTATTCCAAACATCCTGAGTAATGATGATGTGTTCCTCAAAGGCGAAAGACAGAAACCTGTTTCTTCAAAACGACTGCAGGAATTTATTGAGAATGGTTTTATTGCATGTAAGACTGACGAAGAACGTCGTAACTGGCATCGCAATCAAACACTGGTAGACTTTGAGTTTATTCCTGAGGATGTGTCAAAACAAATTATAGATACCTATGCGGATTATAAAACGACATCCGACAAGATGACGATAATGAATTATTTAATCGCCAATAAATGTCGTTTACTATTAGATGAATTGGAGGACTTTTAATGTCTACAAAATTAGTTACTGAGATGTTGGCTGAGATCAATGAGGACCCAGCTACTATTACAAAATATAAAGATAATGGTGCACTGCGTTTGATTTTTGAACATGCATTTGACCCAGAGAAGAAATTCTTTTTACCTGAGGGAGATCCTCCATTTAAGGAAGATGCTGCACCGATTGGTATGAGTCCTGCAAATTTGCATATGGAAGCCAGAAAGTTGTATGTGTTCTGTCGTGCGGATTTGAATAAACTGCGTAGAGAATCTTTGTTCATTCAGTTGCTTGAGAATCTACATCCTTACGAATCAAAGTTAATTCTCGCAATCAAAGATCAGAAACTAACAAAGATGTATCCAAAGATTACACAGAAGTTAGTAGCAGAAACTAACTTCAGTTTTTATCAATATTCTCATCTGTGCCTGCTCCAGCAACAAAGGAAAAGAAAGTAAAAAACTCTCAGGCTCCAGCAAGTGGAGCCACAGCTTAATTGCAAGGTTTGCAACCAACAAAACTTTACTTGACAGAATTGTAGTTTTGATGTATAATTTTATTATGAAATTTGTGAAAGGAAATTCAAATGCCTAATTGGTGTGATAATGCTGCAACTCTTACTGCAAGTAAAGAGAAAATTGATGCTCTCGTTGCTGTCTTAGAAGATAAAGACAATCAACAAGTATTTCAACATTTACGCCCACGTCCAGAATCTGAAGAAGAAAACTGGTATGAGTGGAACTGTAACAATTGGGGTACTAAATGGGATATCTCTGTCATTGACTACGATCGATATGATGATGAAACTATTTGGATCTCATTTGAAACTGCTTGGGCACCACCACTTGCACTCTATGAATTCCTGTTTGAAAATGACTGGCATGTAGATGCTGTATATCATGAAGGTGGTATGGGATACTGCGGTAAGTGGGAAGATGGTGAGAGTGATGAGTATGAATACAATATGGACGATCTCGAATCATTGGAAGCACTTCCCGAAGAAATTAAAGACTTCACTGGTTTAATTGATTACTACCACAGTCGTCAAGAAGAACTTGAGATGGAAGCAGAGAACGACGCATATGAAGAAACTGTTACCGAATGGTATCCAGTCGAAGTTAATCCTGAACGTGTTGGATATTATGAAACACGAGAAGACAACAGTTGGCCATTCTATAAATTTGCATATTGGAATGGAAAAAAGTGGACTATTGATGATAAAAAACCAAAAGATCCTATTGGTTTCTGGAGAGGATTGAAAGATGAAGCAGAAGTGGATTGATGCATTTATAGATACAGCTGAGAGATTTGCTCAGCTTTCTTCTGCTAAGAGGTTGCAGGTTGGTGCGGTTGTCGTCAAGGATAATCGCATCATTTCCATTGGATATAATGGAATGCCATCTGGTTGGACCAACGAATGTGAAGAGGTAATTGAAGTTCATGAAGATGGTGGTGTTGTCACAAAAACAAAAGATGAGGTAATTCATGCTGAAGCAAATGCTATTCTTAAACTTGCACGTGATGGTGAGAGCGGAAATGGCAGTAGTCTATTCTGTACTCATGCTCCTTGCATCCATTGCGCTAAGTTAGTTCATGGCGCAGGAATCAAGAAAGTCTACTACAGACATTCATACAGAGATACTATAGGTTTGGACTTTTTAGAAAAGTGCAACATCGAACTCGAAAAGGTTTAATATGTTTATTGAAAAACATGAATGGTGGACAACTCCAGTTTGGGAACGACATACTGAGTTTGATAAAGAATTCAATTCTACATTATTAAAAGAAACTATGTCAATAAACCCCAGTCAACATGGGGTTGAATTTAATATTTGGGATTTAGATACACCCAACATTACAATTTTAAAAACCAAAATTTTCGATACTGCTGAAGAACTTACTGAAACTTGGTTTAACTCGGATTATAAATTTACTCCAAAAATTCTTAGGGGTTGGATCTCTCGTCAAAAACCTCAGGAGCTTTTACCTCTACACGACCATGGAAATGTTGTTATTTCTGCTGTTTATTACATATCAACACCAGAGAACTGTGGAGATCTTTTGCTGGTAGATCCGAGAAGTGCATCTAACTGGAACAGAGAAACTGATAAAGGTATTGATGGGATTAGATATAAAAGAATAACTCCAAAGGAGGGTAAACTTGTTTTATTTCCTGGATACGTATCGCATATGGTCGAGCCAAACAGATCAAACCAAATAAGAATAAGTCTTGCGACAAACATTGTAAAGAAAATCTCATGAAAATTATATTAATTGATTATACCAATTTTGGTGTATTATACACTTCTGACTATACAGGAAATAATAAAGTTCGCTGGGACTTTGAAATATTAAAAAACTGTATTTTAGATACACATGTAACTTTCATCAATAAGCAAAATTTTTATGATGAAATAAATCAGAGTTCCATTAAAACTAATCTATTTAAAGAACGACAAGGTATTATCAGTCGAGGAAATACGTACGAGATAAACGATTTATTTAAATCAAAACAGAGAAAAGCTGAAATGATTTATCCGCTTATTCAAAAATTAACACATGCAGTTGCTTCTAAGTGTTTAAAATATGCTCCATATTTTTATGTTCCGATTGAAGATACTATTGGGTTTGAATTGATGACTAGCAATCCAGAAAATAATATTTTCAGCACAGGTATTCGTCAGTATGCCTCAATTTTAGATATATCAAATGAAGAAGCATATCAAGAACTACTTTTGACCAATCAATCTATAAATGCAATCAAAATGAAAGCATACGCCACTGTAAAAAAATATGAGCGTATGATTCGATCTGTTGAAACTCAACAACAGGCAGATGAAGTGATGTTAAATATAGAACAGAAACTAATTCGTGAAACTTTCATATGAAATTGATTTACTATAGTCCAGGTACGTTTGAACAAATATCAGATAAACCTGATATAAAAATTTGGATGGCATTATTTGATTTATATCAATTAAATATCAGTTTCGTTGATAGAACGAACGTCATTCGAACTCCAATAAAAACAGAATCCCCAATAGAAACCAGTTTACCTGTTTCATCTAGTTTTAATTTATCTTTTGATGAATGCGCAGTAAAAACAGCTGAGCGAATTTATAAAAAACACGAATCAACTGGAGTTCCTATTAGATTGCATTGGAGTGGAGGTATTGATAGTTCAGCAGCAGTAGCTGCGTTTATTGATTTATTGGGTGCCGAAAAAGCATCGAAGACAATTGAGATTGTTATGTCCGCAAATGGGATGATAGAAAACCCATACATGTGGGAAAAAATTATACGAAAAGAAAAGTTTAAAATCATTAACTCACTTACTTATGAAGATAAATTTAATTCTGAGTATATTGCAGTGAATGGTGAAGGTGGCGACCAAATTCATGGAGGTGATATTTATCGCCCACTTATAAGTAAGTTCGGTCCAGATATTTTAAATAAAAACTGGAATGAAACACTGGTTATTGAATTCATCAGAATGAGAACTAGCCTCAATCAAGATGAATCTGAATTTCTCGCACAATTGTTGATTAAACAAATTCGTTTGGCTCCAGTCGCAATAGAAACTATGGCTGATTTTTTCTGGTGGTTGAATTTTACATGTAAATGGAATTGTACTTTCTATCGTTTATTGACTAAAAGTGTTTCTCCGATCGAAAGAGCTACAATAAATAATCACTTCTTTCCATTTTACTCGAGCGAAGAATTTCAGTTATGGTCAATGTATATGCGTCATGAAAAACACAAAGGTAATTGGGATACATATAAATGGAAAGCCAAAGATTATGTTTGTAAAATTTTAAAAGATAATTCTTATCAAGCTAAGCATAGGCAAGGAAGTTTGACTGTTGTTATGAGTCATACACCTAGATATGAAGCTATTGATTCCAATTTTAATTTTCATACCAAATTAAATCCATTAGATTGGTATGAACCAAATAACGATTTTATAAGGTAGTAATATGAAAAAGTGGCTTGAATATCAATTTAAGACTCAGGTTAAAAACTTTGACTGGGACAATCTAGTTTGGAAAGTTGAAAACTTAGCAGAACCATTGAGTGCTGCATTTCAAGATATTCGTGATAGGTTTACTGATGGCAAAACATTCACAGAGTACGAAAATGTTTTCATGCGTGAAGATCATATCAAACGCACATCAGCAAGTACTGGTGGTGAGATAAGTGAGAATGAATATCGTAGTTACCTAAATGAATACTTTGATCTAATGAGTGGTCAGAAACACCATTATATTACAGAGTTTCATCAGCATGAAGATCTTATCAGAAAAACTTTTGCTGAAAAGTTTAACTTGAAACCAGAAACAGTTAAGTTTCGTGTTCAAGTAGAAGTTCCTGGCAGATATTTCGTTGTTCATATTGATCGCAATCGCTACAAAGTTTGGGACCAAGAACCAGAGATGCGTTACGAAAAAGTTGCAGAGCAAGTTCAGCACAAAATTTTTGTGACATTTTTACAAGACCAAGAACTCGGACAGATTTTTGGATTCGGTAAGAAAACTATAAATTGGAATTGTGGAGACACAGTTACATGGGAACATCAAAGTGTTCCTCACTACACAGCAAACGTAGGATATCATACTAACTTTATGCTAGTTACAACTGGCATGCCTAATGATTAAGGAAAAAAATGAAAAGAGTTTTATTTGTTTTATTATTGAGTATTTCGAGTATCGCTTTTGCGAGTCAAAACGTAATAAGCGTTT